AAAGTGAGAAAGCTAAAAAATATGTAAAAATACCTGCCTTTGATAAATATGACAATAGACAGGTATTTCATATATTTAATCGAATCAGACCAGGACTTACAAGAGGAGTTCCATATTTAGCGCCAGTGATTGAAAGCCTAAAGCAATTAGATCGTTACACTGAGGCAGAAATTATGGCGGCTGTCATATCTTCTATGTTTACAGTTTTTGTAAAATCAGAAGATGAGCAAGGTTTAGCGCCGATGACTCCGCTTGATGAAAGTTATTCTAAGAAAAGTGACGGAGATTATAAATTAGCACCAGGTGCTATTCTTGATCTACAGCCCAATGAAAATATTGAAATTGCCGATCCAAAAAGACCAAATCAAGCATTTGATCCTTTTGTGCAAGCGATACTCAGGCAAGTTGGCGTAGCTTTAGAACTACCTTTTGAAATTTTAATAAAACATTTCACAGCAAGCTATTCAGCAGCTCAAGCAGCATTAGTTGAAGCATGGAAATTTTTCTCAAGTAGGAGAAGTTGGCTATCAATTCAACTTTGTCAGCCTGTTTATGAAATGGTAATTACTGAGGCAATTGCCAAAGGCTTATTAAAAGCGCCAGGATTCTTCAATAATGATCTGATTAAAAATGCTTATTTAGGAGCTCAGTGGATTGGCCCGCCTCGTGGTCAAATTGATCAGCTAAAAGAAGTTAAAGCAGCAGAACTTCGAGTGAATATGGGAATCTCAACCTTAGCTGAAGAAACCGCAATTTTAACTGGTGGAGATTGGGAACGAAAATATCCGCAAATTCTAAAAGAACATGGTTTGAAGCAAAATGCTGGAATTGTTAATCCTGATTTGAATAAACAAGAAAATATAAAAAAAGAAGATGAATGATCTTTTAAAAATAGCTAAATATTGGGCGATTGAACCTGATTATTTAAGGTCAATTTCTAAAGAAGCTCTGTCAACAAAATCAGAGAAGCATTTAGATAATACTGGGTCAGTTTCAATAAGAGATGGCACTGCAATTATTCCAATTCATGGCCCAATAACAGCAAGAAATACATTTTTTAGTTTATTTGCTGGTGGCACTTCTCTTGAAACTTTGGCAAAAGATTTTCGAGAAGCTTTGAGCAATGAGGATGTAGAATCAATCCTCTTCGATATTGATTCTCCTGGTGGAGTTGCTGTTGGCCCATTTGAAATGGCTGAGATGATTTTTAAAGGAAGATCAAAAAAGCCAATCTATTCTTACATAGGAAGAAATGGATCATCGGCTGCTTATTGGTTAGCAAGTGCCACTGAGAAGATATTTGTTAATCCATCAGCTTTGGTTGGATCAATTGGAGTTGTGACAACAATTCCAGTTCAAGAGCAACCTGACATGGATGGCTATAAAAATATCGAGATCGTTTCAAGTAATGCCAATCTAAAGCGACCTGATCCTAAAACCAAGGAAGGTTTGGCAGAGATCAGGCGAGAACTTGACGATCTTGAATCCACATTCATTGAATCAATTGCCAAATATCGATCTATTACACCAGAAATTATCAAAGCAGATTTTGGAGGTGGTGGCGTAGTGATTGGCAGGCAGGCCGTTAAACGAAATATGGCTGACGCACTTGGAACTTATGAGGAAGTTTTGGGTCTACTCAATCAACAAAATCAATCAATAACAATAAATAATCAGATTATGAGCAATAAAGAAAATCAAACTAACGCAGATATTTCCAAAAAGGAAATAACTGCCGATTACATCAAAAAAGAATTTCCTGATGTGACCAAAGCTATCATACAGGAAGTATCAGAAGATATTAAAAAATCAGCCTTCAATGAAGGTATTGAAGCTGGCAAAAAACAAGAGCGAGATCGAATACTTGCTATTGAATCCGCTGCCTTACCTGGCCATGAGGATTTGATAGAGGAAGCTAAAAAAGATGGCTCAATTACTGCTGAAAAATTAGCTCTAAAAATCATCGCAGCAGAAAAAAGCAAAGCTTCAGATTATTTAGCTAATACAAAAAAGGCAGAAGAAGAAATTCCCAAGATTGAGCCAAATATCGATAAATCTGACTCAGGAGAAAAGCAAATTCCAAAAGATGCACCTCTTGAAACCAGAACTAAATCTATGTGGGAATCTAATGCTAAAATTCGAGCTGAATTTGGTGAGGATTTTGACGCTTATTTTGCCTTTGCTAAAGCAAATGAAAGTGGTCAGGTAAGAATTTTATCAAACAATAAATAAGAAAATCATGATCACAAATGACGCAGGAATTTCTTTAGAAATTCCGAGTAATTTGCAACTCATTCAACTAAAAAATAAATAAAATTATGAGTAAATTAACAACAGATACAAATAGAGTTTACGAATTAGGAGATATTAATGAATTTCCTGTTCTTGGCGGTGAATTAATTTATCAGGGTGCGGCTGTCGGTTTAGAAGTTGCTTCTGGTTATGTTAGGGATTTGCAAGTTGGTGATAAATTTTTGGGCTTTGCTGAAGACAATATTGATGCAACTAATGCTTCAGATGGAGAAAAAAATATCAGAGTCAAAAGAAGAGGAAATGTCACTTTAGAATTAAGTGGTGCTGCATTAATTGATGTTGGCAAAAGCATTTATGCCACTGATGATAATACATTTACCCTCTCAAATACTTCATCAGTTTATATCGGTCAAATTATCAGATATCAATTAGGCGATGAAATCATCGTTGACTTTGATGCAGCAAGAGTGACCCCAGCTTAATCTAATAACAATCAATTTAAAGAAAATATCATGAGTTTAGCAGAATTATCATCAAGGGCTATTATTGGCCGTTACTATAAGAGACTTAATCAAAAATCAGGCATGGCTTGGGTTGAGGCAGTCTCAAATTACTTTACCTCTGATCAGGAATCAGAAACTTATAAATGGCTAGGTCAAGTTCCTGTCATGAGAAACTGGGTTGGTGGCAGACAGGCAAAAGGCTTTACCACTAATGGATTAACTATTGAGAATAAGCACTTTGAGGCAACTTTAGAAATTCCTTTAGTTGATTTAAGACGTGATAAAACTGGTCAAATTGAAGTTAGAATTAATGAATTAGCTGATAGAACCAATTCTCACTGGGCTCAATTACTTTCCAAGCTTATAATCAATGGTGAAAGCACTGTTTGCTATGATGGACAATATTACTTCGATACTGACCATAAGGATGGAAACAGCCCTGTTCAAAGCAATAAAATCCAAGTCGATTTAACTGCATTTGCTAATCAAATTGATGGTGGTGCAGTTGGTGACGCTAGCAACCCTAGTGAAGCAGCACTTCGCTTAGCAATTCTTAAAACCATTCAGCAAATCCTTTCATTTAAAGATGATCAAGGTGAGCCTATGAATGAAAATGCCTCTAAATTCTTGGTAGTTGTTCCAACTTCACTTTGGTATTTAGCCAAATCTGCAATTGCAGTTCCACTAACTGTTGGTGGTTCAACAAATATGGTAAAAGTTTTGGATGAAGTTGATATCTCCATAGCACAAAATCCAAGACTTGGTTGGTCAGATAAATTTGCTATTTTTAGAACTGATAGCTCAGTTAAGCCATTTATCCGACAAGAAGAAAAGAATGTACAACTAAAGGCAATTGCCGAAGGTTCTGAATTAGAATTCAAACATGATAAACATTGGTATGGTGTTGATACTTGGAGAAATGTTGGTTATGGCTTCTGGCAACATGCATGCCTTACTCAGTTAATTAAATCATAATTAAGAAAAAACTATGAGTACAAAATATAAAGTAACAGGTCATATTGCAATTTTGGGAGTTGGAATAGTTTTAAAACTTTCTAGTTCTCAAGCTAGCATTAGGCAATCTTCATTAAAGCAAAAATCAAAAGATACTTATACAGTTCTTGAGCCAGTGCAATTTAAGCAAGGCGAAGAGATTGTTATTATATCTGGCAATGTTTCAAAATCTTTGCTGAATAATCTAACTGACCTATCGGAAGATAAGAAAAGTAAGGATGAGGATAAGAATCAAAAACCTGCCAATAATAAAAAATCATCTTCTAAAAATCAGAGCAAAAATGATGCTAAAAAAGATGATAAAAAGGCAGATGAGATTTCTAATGAAGTAATTGATCTGCCTGAAAATTCTGATGAAGGAATTGTTGATAATAATGACATAAACAATCTGCCAAATGTTTGATTTTGATGGTTTTGTAAATAAGCCATCAATTCAAATCTTTGGAAGATCTGCAACCATTACTCCTGCTAATGATCAATTTGCACCTTTTGCAATTAATGGTGATTTCCATGAGAATTATCAGGAGGTAAGCAATAAGGCAACCGAAGTCGATATTAGCTCAAATGAAATTGTAATCTTTGTCAGAAATGCTGATCTGCCTGATCATTATCCAAAAATTAATCAAGGTGATAAGATCAAAATTGATGGTAAAGATTATCAGATAATTGATGTTCAAGCTCATATTCCAGGAAGTAAAAAACTAGTTTTGCATGAGTCACAAGAGGCAAATAATTAGAGATGCTATAATTAATCAGCTAAAGGACAAAACTGATGCTGGAAGCAATGTTTATGGCAATAGAGCAAAACCTCTTTTTGACCAATTCTTACCAGCAATATTAGTTTATTCAAAACAGGAAAATATTCTTGAAGATCAATATAATATTGATGGCTATGCACCTCTTAAAAGAGAGTTAGAAATTGCAATTGAGGCTGTTATTTTAGGTGGCGATGATTTTGATCAAAAATTAGATGATATATCAGAGCAAATAGAATCTACTTTGGATGGATTTGAAATTGAAACCAGAAAAGCTGATTTAATAAAACTAAAATCAACCGAGATCGATTATTCTATTGAGGGAAGTAAAATTTATGGAGCGGCCAGATTAACTTACTCAGTTATTTATCGAACTGCAGTTACTCAGCCAAATAACAACGGAACTCCAATAACAGAAATTGAAAGCAACCTATGAGCAAAATTAAAATACAGATTATTTCCAATCACGCAAAATATAAAAAAGATCAGATTATTGAAGTAGAAGAAAAAGAAGCTATTCCTCTTTTAACAACAGGAAAAGCAATTAGAGCTCGCAAAATTCCTGAAGCTCCAAAAGAAAATAAATCTGATAAGAAGATTAAGAAAAATGATATTTGATGAGCAAGATGGTTATGCTTTATCTGACCTTGCTAAAAGGC